AAATCTAACGGGTATAAGATTGGCAACAATCGGCTTTATAAGTCAAAGCCATTACTCCAGTACGAAGAGAGCTTTAGGTTGCAAACGCTGACGGTTCACGATACCATTAACGTAGAGTTTGGTATAAACATTATTGTTTACTTTCAGTCTAATCGGTCAGACCTTGACAATGCAGCAAAGGTTATTTTAGATTGCTTACAGAGCTGCGGTATTATAGCCAACGATCGGTTATGCGTTAGGCTAGTTATGACAAAGAACATAGACAAATTAAATCCAAGAATTGAAATTTTTATTTATAATTAAATCTAAGAATTGAAATTTTTACATGAGGATTCCTGACAATTACCAGAGAGCAATAGATTGGATTGATGCCCAAAGCATAGAACCAAATACGGAACTTAACTTAGGCAACGGAGTTTTTATAAATGATTTAGCGCTATGTTTGCGGACTAACAAAGAAAGATTACTAACTTGCGAGGGATACCTTCAGAAGCTTAGTTTTTTAAAGGTCAAAATGATTAAAGATAAACTAAACCAAAATGAATAAACTAACAGAAAAGGAAACTTTTGTCATCTATGCAGGGTTGACAAACGCTCTTGTAGATCACATTGAAAACGATTTTAGGCAATCAATTTACAATAAGCAATCGCTTAAATTTAAAAGCCAAAACTTGCTTAATGAATTACTGGCAATAACCGATAAACTTTATAAAGAAGGAGCGGAGGCAGAAGTAGTGGACCAACACGTTATGGCTGGAGACTTAATGCTTAAATTTTTTAAGTTAGGTTTAAAGATGTCAGAGATGGATGAAATTAAACACGAAGGTTTAAATACGCAGCTTAATATTTTGTTAAAATCTTATGGTTTAAGTATTGATTTTTAGATAGTTATTATTATTTATTAAAAAAAAGTTTATAGATTTATATTACATTTAGTGCAACATTTAACACTTTTGATTGTATTAAATTAAAAAATCTTAGTTCTTATACCTTAAAGGGTATTTTAAAGCACCAAATTATAAACTTTATAACTGATAGGGTATATTAACATTTAACAATTCACATTTTAAAACTTAACAAAATGACAAAATTTGTAAAGATTACCCAAAGAAATGAGGACGGTAGTTATTTAAGAACTTGGATTGACAGAGTTTTTATTCACAAGCTAACCCAACATTCACATACGCAAGCTGGTAACAATGAAGGTACTTTAGAGTGGAATGATGGAGATACAATTGACATTGTAACATTTAACGAAACACTAGATTCTTTAAATTAAATATTCATAAAATGAAAGCAAGAGTAGGACAAGTTAAAAGAATTGTTAACAAGGACAAACGAAAAGCCGCAAAGGATGAATACTATGCTGTTATATTAAATTACAACGGACAATACAACACTTTGTTATTTACAGAGTTAGAGCTTAAAGTAGCCTTTAATCGTTCCGCATCTAACGCAGAAGATTGTTTAGAAAGAAGTTTAATATCTAATTTGTTAGATTAAGATGGAAGAGTTTGTTGAAAAAGTCTGGGATGATATACCAGTTATTATTGCAGATATACAAGAACCAGTTAAAGTAGACTTAGTTAATTCGCCTCCGCATTATCAAGGCAACCGATTTGAGGTAATTGACATCATAGATGATTTTGGGTTGAGCTTTAATACTGGGAACGCAATAAAGTATATTTTGCGAGCTGATAAGAAAGGCAATCAAAAACAAGACTTGCTAAAAGCTATTTGGTATTTAGAACACGAAATAAACAAACACAATGGATAGTCTTGTAGTTACTGGTATATTTGTAGGCATATTGTACATTGTATTTATACTAATTTATATAGTCCTAATTCTAAAAAATAAAGAGTGAACGGAATAAATCATCTTGTTAAACGACACAGACATTGGATTAATATTGTCAGAAAGTTTGGCGAGTTAACTTATGCCGAAGACATTGTGCAAGAAGCCTACATTAAAATCTTAGATAAAAACAAAGAAATTAATGAGGCTTATTTTTATTATACATTGCGTAGCTTAACGGCTGACTTGTTAAGAGTAAAAATATTAAAGGTAGAGTTTACAAAAGAAATAGAATACCTTATATCAGAATACGAAATAGAAGATTTAATTATTGAATCAACTAAACCATATTTTGATTACATATCAACATGGGACTATTACGATCAAATGTTGTTTTCAGTTTATTTAAAAAAAGGAATATCAATGAGAAAAATGTCTAGAGAATCAGGCATTTCATTTACAAGTATTTATAACACAATTAGAAATTGTAAAAACAAATTACAACTATGGGCAAAAGAAAATCACAAGGACTTGGAGATTCAATAGAAAAGTTCACAGAAGCAACTGGCATCAAGGCAGGTGTTGACAAGTTAGCAGAAGCAATTGGTTTTGATTGCGGATGCGACAAAAGAAAGGAAATTCTTAATAAATTATTCCCTTACAATAATCCTGAATGCTTATCAATAGAGGACTATAAGTATTTAGATTTATTCTTTGCAGAAAATCATGAAACCATTACACCGATGATGCAACAAGAATTGGCTAAAATATATCTTAATGTGTTTAAAGTTAACTTGCAACAAACATCATGTGATTCATGCTGGAGAGATACAATAGGCAAACTACGCAGCGTTTATATGGAGCATGATAATGAAGCCTAGCGAAAAAGCAAGGGAGATATTTATTAATTGCCTATATTACACAGGCACCAAGTCAATGGCTATCCAATGCGGATTGTATATTGTAGAATTAGTTATTGACCAAAAGTTAAAAATAGATGACAAGATTTATTGGAAACTTGTCAAAGAAGAAATGTATTTGATATAAATAAATTGGATTTCAATTTTTTTCAATGGAAGAAATAAAAAAACAAAGAGGAGGCGCAAGACCTAATTCAGGCAGATTAAAGAAAGATGAAGTGATTACATTAATCGAAACTATGGATGCGGTAAAAGTTCCAGAGGCTATTTGGATTAAGTTGGCAGAAAGAGTTGAAGATGGCGATACGAATGCAATCAAAACATGGTTGCAGTACAGGTATGGTATGCCTAAGCAAGTAATAGATCAAAATAACACGCATACAATAAACGATTTCCACATAAAAGATATTGTGACATTTGAGTGATAAATTTAAATGATAAATATAAGCCGTTATTTTATTCAGATTCTCGATACTATGTTATAACTGGTGGTCGTGGTTCTGGTAAATCGTATGCCTTAAACTCGTTTCTTTTGCTTCTAACTTACGAAGTAGGTCATGTAATACTATTCACTAGATATACACTTACATCTGCTCATGTGTCAATCATTCCAGAGTTTACAGATAAAATTGAAACCGCAGGCTTGCAGGATCATTTTTACATTACAAAGGATGAGATTATAAATACTCAAACTAATTCAAGAATAATATTTAAGGGCATTAAAACAAGTAGTGGAACGCAAACCGCTAATTTAAAATCATTGGCTGGTGTTACTACCTTTGTATTAGATGAAGCCGAAGAATTAGTTGATGAAGATGTATTTGATAAAATTGATTTGTCAGTACGACACAACTCAAAGCAAAATAGGGTAATACTAATTTTAAACCCAGTAACCAAAGAGCATTTTATCTACAAAAGATTCTTTGAGAATAAAGGAGTTGATGCTGGGACATCTTGTGTAAAAAAAGATACTACCTACATACATACAACCTACAAAGACAATAAGAAATATCTTTCAGATTCATTTATATCACAAATTGAAAGCCTGCAAGAAAGCAATCCTAAAAAATACGAGCATACAATACTTGGCGGATGGCTAGACAAAGCAGAGGGTGTTGTATTTACCAATTGGAAGTTTGGCGAGTTTAATCCTAATCAACTGCAAACATCTTACGGCATGGACTTTGGATTCTCAATTGATCCAGATGCTCTAGCTGAGGTGGCAATAGATAAGTCAAGAAAGATAATCTACGTTAAAGAAGTAATCTATGAACGTGGATTAAAAACACACATACTTGCATCATTAATTAAAGAGAAATGCAATAGCGGTTTAATAATTGCCGATTCCGCAGAACCTAGATTAATTGATGACCTGCGTTATCAAGGCATTAACATCCAACCTGTAAAGAAAGGAACGATTGAATCAGGTATAGTAAGAATGCAAGACTACCAAATAATAGTAGACCCACAATCACAGAATATTGCCAAAGAATTTAACAACTATGTATATTTAAATAAGGCATCTAAATTGTATCTTGATGCATGGAATCACATTATTGATGCGATTAGGTATAATGTCATCTACCACTTGGATAATCCAAATCAAGGGAACTATCATATTTATTAAGACAAAAACAAACAAAATACGTTTATACATTATGAAGGTTAAAATATTAATTCCGACATCATTAAGTGAAATTAAATTAAGCCAATATCAAAAGTTTGTTAAGATAGCAAGCGAGAATGAGGAGGGTAAATTTTTAAACCAAAAGTTGGTTCAGATATTTTGTAATACAGATTTAAATATTGTTGCTAAGATGAAACAAAAGGATTTAAATTTTGCGGTTACAACAATTACTGAATTATTTAATAAGATTCCAGAGTTAGTCACAATTTTTAAAATAAATGGGACAGAGTTTGGATTTATACCTAATCTAAACGATATGTCTTCGGGTGAATACATGGACCTAGATGGATACATTACCGATTGGGAAGATAGCCATAAAAGTATGGCAGTTCTTTATAGACCAATTAAACAAAAATTAGGTAGTAAATACTTAATTGAGCAGTACGAAGGCACAGATAAATATTCGCAAACAATGCTTGATGCACCAATGGATGTTGTATTAAGTAGCAAGGTTTTTTTTTGGACTTTAGGTCGAGAATTATTGAAAAGTACGATGGACTTTTTGGAGGGGAACAACTCGATGAGTTTAACGAAGCTGCGCAATTCGGCAAAAGATGGGGGTGGTACTCCAGCATCTATGCCTTATCACAGGGCGATGTTAGAAGATTTGATGAAATTACCCAACTACCCATTAATCAATGCTTAACTTTTTTAAGTTTTGAGAAACAAAAGAATGAATTAGAAATGAAATTGATTAAACAAAATAGATAATGAACGGATTTTATTACGTTATTGATAAGTTAAGGGATTACATAAAGGACACAGGCTTTGTACATACGGTTAGCACTGGTGATATCTTTGAAGTAGATTTAGTTAAGCAGACTATTTATCCTTTAAGCCATATCATTGTAAACAATGCAAGTCCAAAGGAATATGTAAGCTCTTACAATATTTCTATTTTGTTTATGGACCTTGTGGATGTAAGCAAAGAAAATTCAACAGATGTATTTGAAGGCAACGATAATTTATTAGATATTTTAAATGAGCAATTAGCAATTGCACAAAGATTAGTAAGTAGTTTAAAGCGTGGTGATTTGTTTAGCAACTTAGTGCAAATTGATGGAGACCCATTGTGCGAACCATTTACAGATAGATTCGAAAATAAAGTTGCAGGCTGGACATTGACATTTGATATAATTGTACCTAATGACATGACTGTTTGCTAATGGAACTAAAGAATACAGAAGCTTTATTAAAACGATTTAGAGACTATGTAATTCAGCAGTCAAGGTCTAACCTATCTAAGAGCAGAAAGAACAACACAAAGGAGTTGTATAATAGTTTAAAGGGTGAGATAGTAAGAGAAAATGATTATTCAATAGTTGGCTTTAAAATGGCTGACTATGGAATGTTTCAAGATCAAGGTGTTAAGGGAAAGAGTAGCTCACGAAAAGCACCTAATAGTCCATTTAAATTTGGTTCTAAATCTGGTCCTAAAGGCGGTTTAACAAATGGAATTGAAAGATGGGTTAAACAAAAAGGAATACAATTTAAAGATAAAAAAAGTGGTAAGTTTATTTCATATCAATCTACTGCTTTTATTATTACTAGAAGTATTTACCAAACAGGATTAAGACCAAGTTTGTTTTTTACTAAGCCATTTGAAGCAGGTAAAAAGAAATACATTGATAGCGAAATTGCACAGGCTTTTAAAATGGATGTTGATTATATAGTTGATTACGAATTAAAGAGAACATAATGATAATATACGCACGATCTCCCTACACAATAGAGATTAATGAAGCAGCACAAGTTGGAAGTAAGTTGGAAATATTCCTTTGGAATACTCCTAACTCTATACCTGCAACTGCAACCTATACGCTTTCAAAGAAGGTCGCATCCAATGCACAAAGAGTTACGATATATAATATATCGCCTTACATAAAAGAATACATTGACAATATTGTTTCAACTGATGGGACAAACAATCAATGGTGCAATGTTTCTATAAAACGATACAAGGAAACATCCGCAGGCGCATATACTTTAGTTGACACGACAACTTATGCTGGAGTAGATGGCTATATTGATTACATTGGTGGATACAACCAAACGAATCCATTAAACAATTATTGCCTTTTAGCTGATAATTCTAAAGAAATACAATACAATTTGGGAAGCATTCCTTATGTAAACGTATTAATAAACAATGCTTTAGGCGATAAATTAGATGTAGAGTATAAGGATAAAAACAATGCAAATGTAATTACTACATCTATTTTCGGAACAGGAGTGGCAGCTGGCAAATATATGTACAAAGTGCCATTGACAACATCAAGTGCAAACTATGATAATGGAACAATTGCAACTTTAAAGTATTTTGTAGGTGCAACATTAACTTATTCATCTGAGTTTACTGTAACCCCTATATGCGAACCTAAATATACACCAGTAGTATGTTCATTTATAAATCGTTTTGGTGGTTGGCAGTTCCTAACATTCTTTAAGGCGCAGACAAATCAATTAACGGTAACAAGCACAATGTATAACTTGCTTCCAAGTAATTACAATTACAATGTTTACAAAGGGCAATCCAAAGCATTTAATTTTAATGCAAGACAAATTGTAACTTTAAACACAGGATTTGTACCAGAAAATTATTCAGATTTAATCCAAGATTTAATGTTAAGTGAAGTTGTCTTATTGGACAACAAACCAGTAACTTTAAAGACAAATCAAACTAGCTTAAAGACAACAATACAAGATAAGAATATCAATTATACGATTGACTTTGAATATGCTTACAACTTGTTAAATAATGTAATATGATTAATGTTTCAATTTTTGTTTACGGGGATGATGGATTAGCAAAAAGACTAGAATTGTTTGAGGATGAAAATATCTCAATCAATAGCTCAATCCAAAACATAAATGACATTTCTAAAGTCTTTACAGATTTTAGTCAATCGTTTACCGTTCCTGCAACAAAGACTAATAACGCAATCTTTAAGCATTGGTATGAAAATTCGTTAGATGGTGGATTTAACGCAACTAAAAGAAAAGATGCCTTTATTGAATTAGATACTGCGACTTTTAGAAAAGGAAAAATTCAATTAGAAAAAGCAACTTACAAGCAAGGGGACATTGACAATTATACATTGACATTTTTCGGTTCACTTATTTCGTTAAAGGATAAATTTGCAAATAGATTTTTAAGAGATTTTGATTATTCAGCATACAACTTTACTTATACAGGAGCGGTAGTTAAAAATAGAGTTGCTGGCGGAGTAACAAACGATGTTAAATTTCCTTTAATATCTTCTAATAATGTTTGGCAATATGACACTAATGGCACAAGCCAAAGCAATTGGGATATAAGTAAAATTGCAACACCAATTTCTTATTTAGATTTGTTCCCAGCAATGAGAATAAGCAAGATTTTAGAATCTATTGCAACCGAATTAGGGATTACATTTAGTGGTACATTTTTAAGTAACCCAAAATTTACAAATGCTTTTCTTTGGTTAAAAAATACAGATAGGTTTGTTCAAAATTCTTTTCCAAACATAATAGATTTCCAATCTGCGACAAGTACGGTTGGAACGCAAGGCATATTCAATGTATTTACAAATACGTTAAATTATGTAGAACCTACATTACCGATCTATTTAAGCTCTTCAAATATTGAATTAACTTTTAGCGTTGCTGGGATTGAGTTTGTTTTTTCAGTTTACAAGGATGGAGTTAAAATAAACGAACAACAATTTTTAACGCAAACAAGTTTAATGACCTTTACTGCGCCATTAAATAATACTGGAGCTTACACGTTTTACATATCTTCATTGGTGCCTGTAACGTTTACAGGTAATTATAAATTAGAGTTAAGAGATGGAATTGGTACGATAACAACTGATGTAAATGCAATAAGAGCAACAACTCAAACTACTAATAGTATTTTAGATGTCGCTGGTTATATGCCAGAATTAAAAGCGGAAGATTTCTTTAGTGGTTTACTAAAAATGTTTAATCTTACTTGTTATTCTATTGATGAAACAACCTATGAGATTGAGCAACTTGAAGAATGGTATTCAGCAGGCGAAACGTATGACATTTCAGAATATTGCCAAACAGATGAAATAAATTTAGAAAGAGTAAACCCTTTTAAAACTATTAATTTTTCATACCAAGAATGCGAAAACTTATTAGCTACGGCTTTTCTTGCTCAATCTGATATTCCTTATGGTGATTTAAAATATGAAGTAGATAATGATGGTCAAGAATTTTCAATTGAATTACCTTTTGAGAATATGCCATTTACAAAATTTGCAAACACAAATTTGCAGGTTGGATATTCAATTAAATCAGATTTAAGTGCTTATATACCAAAGCCTGTTATTCTTTATGATTACGGAGTAGTGCAAACATTAACATCGCCAAAAACTTATTATTTTGATGATGGTACATCAAGCGCAACTGCAACTACATATAATTTATTCGGTCAAGATACTTTAGTGTCTTCTGCGGTTAATACTATTAACTGGGGCGCAGAGCAATCAAGCTACACTAACTTTGTCGAAACAAATTCTTTGTTTAATAATTACTATTCAGCATACTTATCAAACACCTTTAATCAAAAGGCAAGACTAATGAAAATTAAGGCCATATTACCAATTTTCTTATTATCTAAACTTGCGTTAAATGACAAAATAGTTATTAGGGATAAACGGTATATTATTAATTCTTATCAAACAGAATTAACAACAGGAGAAACAAGCCTTGAATTAATGTCTGATTTTAGATCAATTGTTTTAGATACAACTACAACTACTACGACTACTACTATTCCGCCAACTACTATTCCGCCAACTACGGCTCCGCCTACAACGGCTCCGCCTACAACGGTACCTCCAACTACCGCGCCGCCAACACCAACTACAACTGCTGCACCAACTACGACTGCAACACCAACTACATATTACAAGCTTGATGCTTGTTCGGCAGGTTTTGGTCAGTTATACACAACAATAGTACCTAATTTAGTAAGTCAAAGATATATTGATTCAGTTACGCAGGTATTCTATGTTTGGGATAATACAACTACAACAAGTCCAGGCACAATAGGAACTAATATTCAATTGGTTTTTGCGCAACAAAATTGCCCTACACCAACTACAACTACAACGACAACTACTACATTGCCACAAGTTAACTTTACAATAACTAACAATTGTTCTGGTGGTTCTGGTACTGTAACAATTGATGCATTTAGCGGAGGTAGCGGTACTTATCAAGCATCTGATACCGTTTACACATCACAAGTAAATGCATTTATAGGCAATTTTGTTAGTGCTACTGCCCCTAAAAATTATCTTACTGTTGGTGATGGCTTATGGTGGATTGCGGTAAGAGATGCCAATAATACTGGTAACGCAGTTGCTAAATCAATTCAAGTAACTTGCGCAACTACAACTGCTGCGCCAACTACTACTACAATACAAGTAGTTTGGTATAGACTTTCAGCTTGCATAAACGGAGATACATTGTTTTCACAATCTTATAACATCGGCACATTTAATCTAAATGATCGTGTAACATTTGGCGGTGCATTCTTTACTATTGAAGAAGTTAGATTTAATCAACCAGCAGGTAGTTTAATTCCAATTACTGCAACAGGATTGACTGGTTGTCCAACAACGACTGCGCCTCCAACAACTTTGCCTACAACGGTACCTCCAACTACTTCTGCTCCTGTATTTACATATTTAAGATATGATGTAAATGAAGTTAATTGTGGAACATTTAATCCAATACCATTCTTTGCATACACTAGCTATGCTAATGGATTCTATATCTTAAATGGCGATGGTATTTTAAGATATTTACAATCTCAATCACATACTAACTTTAGCAATCAAATTAATAGTATTGTAGCTAGTTCTTGTACCCCAGCAACTACAACTGCTGCACCAACTACGACTTGTACTCCTGCTGGAACATTGATTTCTTCATTTTGTTCTGGATTTGATTTAATAGGAACTTATGCTGATGGAAATTGCGGAACTTATAATTTACCAATACAATTTAATTCTTCAGCTTGTGGATTTGTAGCACCAACAACTACAACTGCTGCGCCAACTACTACTGCTGCGCCAACTACTACTGCTGCGCCAACTACTGCTGCACCTAATTGTCAGCAATATTTCTTGTCTAATAGTGATGAGTTTTCGGATTTTTATAGTTACCAATCTTGTGATGGTACTCAAAACTCAAATGTAGAACTACAAGGAGGGGGAAGTCTAACAATCTGCGCAAGAATTGGAACGGTTAGCGCTGGTGGTGCAATTACGGTTGATGGTCCACAAGGAAGTTGTTCTTAATATGAGATACATCTGTTGTCAACCTGC